ATCATTATTTGTCTCCTGATACCACTTTGAGTTTTGGCGCTGCGATTCGCTTTAATCTTTCAACATCACGTTGTATATCTTCCTCAGAGTTGCCTGAAGCAAATGCATTCATAATGGTTGTTTCGTTGACAGTCTTTTCTGTCCACAGTGCTTTGTGTTTACCCAAAAGTTCTAAGCTTCGAATTGCCGCATTGAAGTCCCCTGACTGTTCGGTTGCATCTGCAATACGCACGAGTCGGCGCAAGATATCATCTGCGTCAATCGCGGTACGTTTAAAAGATTCCGACTTTAGTTCTTCAATACGATTGCGGATCGCCTCGGTCTTCAGGAACTTGTACGCATTACGCTCGGCGGTGAGCTTGCCGTAGCCCGCCCGTTTTGCCGCTGCAATTGCATTGAGGTCCTTGATAAACTCCGAGCAGAAAATTTCCTGCCGATCGGTCAAGCCGCGTTCATTCTTTGCCATAAAGAGATTATAACACGTCAGGGCTTGTATTAGCAAGGGTTGTTGTGGTACCATTACGGTATCCCTCTCCCCGAGGGTGTCTCCTGTAAGAGAGGGGGCTTTGAAACACCTGCCTCGCTTGGTGTGCCCCCTCGCAAAACCGCAGGATTGAAAAATGGGACATCATAGAATCTTAACAACGGATAAGATAAAGCGGCGCATCAGCCGCTTATTGCGCGTGCTATCACACGGGTTGAGCCCGAATCAATTTGCCGATTTGCTGGCGGACTTCCTTTCGAAGGGGGGCACGGCAAAATCGGACAGGGTCGACCTTAGCCTCAAGGAGTATGTGGATGACGTTAGGCGCGAAAATAAAAAGGGCTGAAATTTTGCTAAAATTTTTTCTGGTGCATATATGTATATATGGGCACAAAAATTTTTTGGGGTGGGGGCTTTGATTTAAAACCCCTACCCCGTAAATCTTGCTAGCTTTGGTAGGCTCTCGCGTCGATCATTTGAATTCTTGCGAAGTGCTGACCACGACCAAGAGTCCAAATTTTAGTCATGGGGCGAAGCCTCTTTTTGAAACTTAATCCGTCAACCTGTCTATTGATTTGATGTTTAAGTCCTTTTAAAGTTGTAGCTTTTAATAACATTTTTATTTACTCCATTAATTAATTGTTAATTGTTTTCTATGTTAATGATTTATTTTTAAAAATATACAAGAAAATGAGAGGTGCGACCAAAGGGGACAATTTGGTATATAGTGTCGCATATCCCCGATTTGATTTGACTTGGTTTCATTTTCTGGTAATCTGGTAGTATATGCGTAGTATATACGTAGGGGAGAAGTCCGTCTAAAAATTGGTGCGACAATATGTCCAACGCCTGCGACAATTCGCCGATTGACAAATGCGAATAAGTCAGAAACACGAAAAAACACTTTTTATATATAATAAGACAAAGCCAATTTGTACATTCTGGTCGCACCCTTCATTTTTTACTTGATCGAATTTCAAAACCTGTCATACTCCCAATCAATAACAACTATTGAGGTTTTAAAAATGTCAACAACTGCAACTTACCGAATTTGTCAAGGCAAATTTAGTAGATTAGGGGCTTCACCAATGCGACACAATGGCAAATGGACAAGCCCCTCAAAAAAACCTACAATGGCTTGGCAATTTGAGAATAATTCTAAAATGTACAAATATTGTACTGAGGAATTTATCTCAATGAAAAACCGAGCCAAAGCAGAAATGACTGAATGGTTAAAAACTGCTAATGGTAAAAAATTTCTCGCATCTCAATATTGAGGTGCGACACAAAAGCAAATTGACCTAAAAAATCAATCTGTTATAGTGTTTTGAATATAGCAAATAAAACGAGTATCCGATACGATCTCAAAATTTTGTTATATTTAAAACGCATAATAATGCGAATACAAATATTTTGTACGGAATTGGTTTGAACGTACAATCTTAGAAAGTGGAACCAAAAATAACAAAAAACGAGTGCGACAGTTTGCACATTGACTTTAAAATGCGAACTGTCATACTCAACAAAAAGGGAGTAAAAAATGGGTAATGCTATTTTACTACTATTAACAACGGGCTATGCCCTTGCGACATTAGTGCTAATTTACAATATTCGTAAATAGTGCATAATAAAACGGGAGTAAAAAATGCCGATACTAAATAAAGCAGAAAAGAAGCTAATTTTAGAAAAGTGGGAAAATGATATAGAACTAACACTTGAAGAAATTAACGACTTACAAGAAACTTTTGATTGGGAACAAGGAATTGACCAACCAAGACGCAGAGAAGTAATAGACGAAAACGGAAATTGGGATTGGGAATATATAGATTAGGGAGTATAACATGACTAGAAAAGACTACGTAAAGATTGCTGATATATTAGCAAATCAAAACGCAACGAAAAGTATGATCGAGGAATTTATGTCAATGTTCAAGTGCGACAATTATCGCTTTGACAAAGAGAGATTTCAGGATTATATTGCTAAAAAACAAAACATATAGCGAGGTATAAAATATGGGAATGTCAACTTATATTCTTGATAATCAACAAGAATTTTATGATATTGCTGATAAAAACATTGGCAATTTCAAAAACATCTCAGAATTTGAGGAATTTATGATGAAACATATAGATTTACTCAGAGGAACTGAAGATGAGTATTGGATACCAGAAACCATACAAGAAATCTGGCAAGAGAAATGGAGTAAATACCAATGACCAAAAAAATGTATGCGTCTTTTATGGGCGACAAGATCAAAACATTTGGAAATATCCAACTGTTATACGATAGTATTATACAGGACTTACAAACGGAAACACCTGTATTCTATCGCACACACTACAGAACGGGGATAAAAGACTTATATCCCTCGACATACTCGAGATTTCAAAAACATATCAGAAAAAACAAACGATTTCTGGTATATGATAGTATTGATAAGCAGAAGTGTATATCAATACACAACGTATCTTATAACAAATTGTAGGTGCGACAAATGGTAGAATTGATTTTATTATTTGTTCAACTATACTGTGTTTATAAATTGGCAATAATGCCACTAACAATAGCGAGGTGCAAGAAATGACTTTACTAACGACTATGCGAACTACCCCGACTGAACAGGGGCTAGGCTTGACTTACTACAATCTCATCAGAGATTTTAGACGATTGCCTAATCGCAACTCAATACAACAGTTCAAAAGTATCATGGAAAAATACTTTCCTAGTATTCGTGAGAACTTTTCTGAGGACTTAGACTTTGTATGGGAAACTTCACGAGAAGTGAGTGATCGCATTGATAATTGGTTTAGCCGAGTAAGTAATTTTACAATACATCATGGCTCTTTTGTATATCCCGACGGGAACAGACGATATTGCACGAGAAATTCCTACGCATATCTTCGCGACCGACTATCGCAGATATTCGCAGAAACAGATACTTGTGCTGATTGTGAAGAAGTGCATTGGACTGATGATATGATCTATACCAACAATGACAATTACATTGGTACAGAATGTGGGTGCGACGGAAATTACAGATTTCACGAGGGTGATGACTGCTATTACCACGAGGAAGATTACCCATACGACGAGGATTATGATGATGAGGAAAATTACAATGATCCTACTCGAACTATGGAATACAACGCACGAGTACAAACAATACTCGACGTAGTAAGAATGCCACAAGACTTACTTAATGCAATATTAGGTGGTGTTGAAATAGAGGTGGAACGTAGGAACAACTGCCCTTATAACATAGTCGAACAGATACTTGGAACTATGAAAAATTATGCTCTCGTCAAACGCGACGGCTCATTGAACGACGGGTTTGAGGTGGTATCAGCACCTGCGACACTTATGGCACACAAACATTATTGGAGTAAATTTTGTGAGCAGAATTACAATGAGTATCTGTCATCATGGCACACCAATACTTGTGGTATGCACGTGCATATAGACAGAAAGAGTTTGACTCCACTTGATATTGGTAAACTGTTAGTATTTATCAACTGTGAACACAATGCCAAGTTTGTCAAACATATCGCTGGTAGATCATCTAGTTCATGGGCTAGACGTGATTTCAAATCGGCAAAAGACGGAACGCAACGTAGCGACAAGTACGAAGCGATCAACCTCGGCAAAGAGGAAACAGTAGAATTTAGAATATTCCGTGGGAACATTGGTAAACTCGGTATATTCAGAGCCTTAGAATTTGTCTATGCTCTTGTTTACTTTGTGAAACAAAGTGCCTTAGACAAGAACACAGATTATGTGAAGAACTTAAAGTATGAGAACTTCATAGAATTTGTAAGGCAACCTAGCAATAAGAGTCAATACCCTTACTTTTATACATGGCTAGTTAAACAAGGGTATATAACAACTAAGAAAAAGAAAGATAGCGAGGTATTAGAATGTGCTTAATTGTTCAAACAAACAACGCAAGTTTACTTAAAAAGAACTTGCTCAAATCAGCATACTCCAACAACTCAGACGGGTTTGGGGTTATGTTTCTTGATAACGATCAGATCAAGGTACAAAAGATTGTGCCTAAATCTGACAATGACATTGTAAAACTATGGGATAAATTCAAAGATATGAAAATCCCAATGGGTTTACACTTTAGATTTACAACTGCAGGGGCTACTAACAAAACCAACTGCCACCCATTTCAAGTTCTCAGCAAAGCTGAGCATGGTAGAGATATATGGATGATGCACAATGGACCGAAGCTACCCACACCAATGATTGACAAAGACAAATCAGATACACATCAATATGTGAAGTGGGTACTGCGACCAATGTTAGCTAACAATCCCGATCTGTTGTATGATGACGATTGGAAAGAGATGATTGAAGAATCTATTGGAAGCGACAAACTTTTATTCTTAGATTCCAAGACGGGAAAATTTACAATCATCAATGAAGATCATGGTGAGAATCTCAACGAGGATATATGGTTATCAAATACCTATTCCATACAGCGAGGTTATGGTGAGGATTACGATCCTTACACCGACACATACATTGAGAAGAAGAACAAGATCATACCTATCCACAGTTCATACAACTTGCGTGATAGATATGGCTACGATTCTTATGGCTCTGATTCATGGTATATGTC